AGGAGTTGGCTTTTAAACTTCATCATTTGAAGTATCATCAACCAATTCTTTAGAGAGGAAAAAAAAAGATATGAAAAAAACAATACTTTTATGTGGGCTACTTGCCACCTTATTACAAGGCTGTGCATATAAACCTATAATAGATACAGCAGGTCGATCAGGAACTTTTAATGAAGATAAAGCTAAAGAAATTACAAATGATATTCAGCATTGTAAATACTTAGCTAAAGAAAATACTAATTTTATTTCAAATATAACATATTGGACACTTAGTCCAACAATGGACACTAAATATGAATCTATTATGAGAAAGTGTTTAGATAAGCGAGGTCATAGTGTCCTTAACTAGAAAAAAAATTCTTGCATATAAATGTGCTAGATGCTTTAGAGAAGATGCTTTAAAATTAGCATGGTTTGTAGGTAGCAATTCAATGTATAGTGATAGCTTACTATGTAACTCATGTTTTAAAGATCAATTTAACAAACTAACAATAAATGAAAAAAAGGAGTGGTCGTTTTATGATAAATAGACGAACAAATACAACAGTAGAAGAAGTCAATTTTTCTATTCAAGAGTTACTTCCACAATGGAATGTAAGCAAAAAAGATAATGATGTTATCTTTGATAAGATAGTAGGTCTACAAATAAGAAAGATAAGATTGATGCGTAATAAATCGCAAGTAAGATTGTCTAATGCAGTTGGAGTTACATTCCAGCAAATTCAAAAGTATGAAAAAGGTCTTAATGCTTGTAGTCATAAGAATCTTAAAAAAATATCTGAATATTTAGATATTGATATTGATTACTTTACAAAACCATTAGATGATTTAAACTTAACATTATTAAAAAGGAGAGATAACAATGTTTACCCATTCAAGACAGAGCCGTACTTGGCAAGATAGAAGAATAGAAGCTATGAACAGAGCAATATTCAGAGGAATACTTCCACATTGGTATTTAGTAGAAGAATATGTTGCTGTAAGTAAATCTAAACATAAAACAAAACAAGACTATAAGAGAGAGGTATATAAAAATGACAGTTATTAAAAATGAAGATAAGCATGGTAATCTAATTGAGTTTAGACCTAATGATAACAAATACAGATATAAAGTTAATGGTGAAGTTAAACCTGGTGTAACTGGACTAATCGGTAAAAGATTTTCTGGTGGTGGTCTAATGTGGTGGGCTGAGAATTGTGTCTATAAAGCAATAGAACAGATCATGACTTATGACAAAAGACCTATTGATGAAATCCAGCAGTTCAGATCAAAAGTAGAATCAAGAGTAAAAGAGATTCAATCTGAAGCTAGAGATATAGGTACAAACATGCACTCACTTGCAGAAGATTACATTAATAAAAAAGAAGTAATTGAACCTGCTACTGAACCATTAAAGACTATGTTTCATAAATTTAAGAAGTGGTGGCAATCAACAGGTTTCGAAGTAATCGCTACAGAAACAACTTGTTATTCAGAAGAATTAGAAGTTTGTGGTACATTTGATGCGATAGTTACAAAGAAATCATGGAAAGGCAAACACGCACTTTTAGATTTTAAAACTTCTAAAGACTTTTTTATAGATCAACCTATTCAGATCGCTACTTATAAAAAGCTGATAGAAGATTCAACGAATCTCAAAATAGACTATTTATATATAGTCAAAATACCAAAAGACACAAAAGAAGATATACAAATGCGTTTATTTGAGATCAAACCTAGATACTTGAAAGCATTTAAAGTTTGTAAATTTCTAAATGAATTAGAATTAGATTTTGCAAAAAGACAGCGAGAGTATAATAAACTTAAAAAGGAGAAAAAAAATGTATCAAAAAAATAAATCAAACTATGATATGCCGTTTTGCGGTTTGTCTTTAAGAATGTATGAAACCGGGAAAAAAGCCCCTAGCTATGAATATCATGCTTCATCAACTAAATCTAAGTTTCAATGTAGCTTAACTAAAAAGCTATATGGAATTTCAGAAGTTATGACATGGTACAAAACACCAGAAGTTCAGAAGTATGTACAAGCAGGTTATTCTTTAAAATGGGGTTCAAAAGTTCAACAAGCTAAAGAATCAAAGTATGGTGCAGATACAGAGCAAGTAATTACTTTGTACATGGTTAAACCTAGAACAAATACTCAAAATGTAGATGGTTTAAAACCAATTAGTCAATCTATACCTCAACATGCTACACAGTTTGCACCTGAACATGCAACACCTGTTGAGCAAGATGATATGGACGATGAAATACCATTCTAATGACTAAATTATCTGAAACTCAAGAAAAACTTATTAGCGATTTCTATAACTTAAAAAAAGATTTCGCTATTAAGTTAGAGGAGATACAAGCATTGTATTTAGAGATTAAATCTTTAAATCGAAAAATTACTAGATTAGAAGAAGAAAATCATAGTTTAAAACAACAGATAAAACAATTAGAAAAAGAAGCAGAGGAGATGTTACTTTATCCATGATAATACTAGGAAAACCAATACATAGAAAATACAATAAATGGATTGTCAGAATTGTATTAACATTTATAATAACAACAATTTTATTATCAATTTTTTTATAGAGAGTTAAATATGTTACTAAGTAATAAATCATACGAAGAATTAGAAAGAGCATCACAAGAGTGGGCAGATTGGCATAAGAAAACAATTATTTTAGAAGATGGTAAAAAAGCTATGTTCAGTAAATTGTTTTTAAAATATAAATTAGAAACAAAAACCGTAATAGAGGCAGAGCATAAAGCCAGAACAGATGCTGAGTACAGAGAAATCGTCAAGCAATATGCAAATGCTGAAGAAGAATTAATTAAAGCTAGGTATCACTACAATAACTTGGATAAATACATTTCATTAAAACAATCTGAGTTAAAAAGGGATTTAGCTTTAAATAGTAAAGTTTAACGAATTCTACTAGCGAAAGTTGATTAAACAAAGCTCCATTTATCAGCTAGTAGATAGAGCCATCAGCGAGAGTTGGTGGCTTGTTAAAAAGAATTTTGGGTAGAATAAAGATAGTTTTTAAACATGACTATCACTTTGAATTGTCCCAAAATAGCTAGGGTGGTTTTTCTCTCTCTTACCACCCTAGTTCAAAGTTACATCTAAATCTTTTAAATTAGTTTTTGCAGTAATAGGAATTTCTGAGTATTGATAATCTATAACTTCAACATCTTCATGTCGTTCAAGTTCATATAGAGCATTTAATAATCTTGGTTTATTAGGAGAGGTGTCAATAAATCTAAAGCAAACAAAATGATTGTGAGGTTTCCATCTTGATGAAACTTCAAATTCAACTTCTATAATAACTGCATCTATGTCCATAAGACACAATACTATTTTCGTTTGAAAATGTCAGCACCTTTTAATCCATATATTGCTGAACAAATACCAATAAATAATGCTTGATACCATAAAGGAAGCTGATCGAAGTATTGAAAGAATAAATCTACTTTTTCTTTTACTGATGGATCGTCAGAGAAAACAGAATAGACCAATATAAGAAAAGGAATAGATACGAGGATAAGGACAATTTCGTCTTTAATACCTTTATCATTACTCGCAATAATTTTTTCTTGATACTCAATTTCTCCTCGTGCCATTTTTTCGTAGTGAAGTCTTTGTGCTTGTGATTCAAGCATTTTACTTTCTCTACGATTTTGATAAATCTTGGCTCCGACTTTTAAACCTGATGTTAATAAATTCAACCACATTTTATTTTTTATCTTTTAATTGTTTTGCAAGTTCACAATAATGGATTATCTTATCATATTTTTCTTCTAAACTCTCTCCTTGTTTATTCCTCACAGCATATTTCACTATATTTCCATCAAAATAATCTAATTTATGTGATGCGATCAATTCTATTGGTTGGATTTTACCTATGTAGTGGTTACCACCTATTTGCTTGTCGGTAGCTTTTAAATCGCTTCTATGACGGTCTAATGATGGTTTTTTAGACAATTTTACCTATCCAATTTGAGTTTTTATCTAAAATCATAGGATAAAGCATAGGTTGACCATTTATTATTGCACCTGTTCCTATTACGAATCTTAATCTAAAATTTTTCGAATAACCAAAGGCTAGTGAACTTTGTTTTGTTAAGCAACCACATTGTAAAGACCATACTAGATTGTCTGGATTGCTAAAGTATTGAATATTAAACTTCGAATGAAAGTGGAATTGACAAACATTTTTTCCATACTGCATCGCCAATTTTAAACCATCTGCTGACATTCCATGCGTGAAGTAACATTCTGAACCATCACTTAATTTAACATTTAGATCATCTACCCATTGCCAGTTTTTATCTACTTCTAAAAATTCATTATAATGTCTTAAATATGCTCTAGGCATACCATGTTTTAATGCTTTTCTATAAATTAATGATGAGTGATTAGAATGAAGTAAAATCATTTTAGGAAATATCTTTTTAAGTTCCCATATGTATTTTTTTGATTGTCTTAATTCATCTCCAGCACTAGGAAGATCAGGATCCGAATCATGGAAACTAAGTGCGTGTTTATCCAATTCGTCCCCGCCACAAACAATAAGATCAGGTTTAATTTTGGCTTTTAATGCTCGTAAAAAATCAAATGCCTGAGGATGGTGGTAAGGAATATGTAAATCGGAAATACAGAGAATGGATTTATAATTCATACAAGTAGTGCTTGTACAGTTATTTAGATAAAAAGTAAAGCACCTGTGCTAAAAATATCACAGCTACTGCACCGATACCATATATGATTTTATCACTTAGACTATCAAACTTATTATCTAACTTTTGATCTATCTTCTCTATGTCCTCGTGCATATGAGTAAGATGGTTATTTTTAATTGTTGAAATATCTTTTTTTAATCCTGTAACATGACCATACAACGATACGATATGTTCGCCAGTTGTTCTAGGTCTCTTAGCCATTAGCTTTGAACTACTTTCTCTAGGATTAATTGAAACCCAGCAGAAATAGAAGTTGTAGCATCTGCTTTTGCTCTCATTTCTAAATCTGATTTTTCTGATAAAATTTCTGGTACTAAATAATCTTTTCTAAAAGGTGTTCCAAATGATGTAACTAATGATTTAGTTTGAAAAGTATTTCCATTTAAAGGTCTTTGCATAAATTTAGCCTCAACTTCTTTTTGCTTACTTGTTCCAACATCAATAGACA